CCGTGGAACACCTACTGTGATCCAGCTTCTGATTAGCCTTCTAGGTCAATCGGATGTTCTATATTCGCTGTCCATTCTCCATTGAGGATGACATGAATAATGGCTTCTTCCGGAAGCAGTGTCATATCTCCATTATGTCTATAATCTATATTATCCTGTCTGTATATCTGAATCATAAGCACCTCCAGTTTGGAATCACTTCCAGCTCGAATCCATCTGTGATTGCTATGTCATTCATTCCTTCCTGTAGCACAAGATCGTCATAATCTCCAAATACCGCTGTATTGCTCAGTGTTCCATCTTCGCGGTAAGCCAGCTTTCTGTCTGTATCAATCGTCAGATTCTGCCCGACATCAGCTTCCATTCTCTTTCCATTAACTATCAGGCTGCATCTTCCTTCTCCATAGATTCTGTAAGTTGGGTAAGATATCTCATATGGATTCCTCTTCACTTCTTCCGCCGAATGAGGATGCTGTCCCTTGTCCAGATACCGCAGACCATCCTTTGTTGTGAAGATTGCTGTAAAATTGCAGATTCTCTCACTTGTATGCTCTGCTTCATCCATCTGAACTTTCAGGATTTTGTAAAAATGTCCTGGATCTGTCCCAAGTCTTAGCTTCTTATTTCTTCCCGACAGCCACTTTCGTGCTTTTCCAAGACGATTCTCCCAATCTTCACTCTTTCCTATAAAATTGAATGATATCTTAATCTCTGTTGATTCGTAGCCCCCATCCAGCAGATACATGGTTCCATCACTCCCCGGTATTTCTATCGAAGATTCTTTTCTTACTGCTGTTGGCATTGAAGGAAGCTCTTTCGCATAGATCTCCATGCTTGAGCCTGATATTCCGTTGTATTCTACTTCCATCATGCTCCCGCGGCTCCTCTCTTCCACTTAATGTTCTGAGACATCTTCTTAATCACCGCATCCGTAAGGATCTCAGCAAGCTTCTTGTCTCCAAGCGCAATGTTATTTTCAATCACGAACGTAAGTTCTGACAGTGCTTCTGCAATTAATTGAGCAAGTGCTGCGTTATTTGCCTGCATCTCATCACGGATATATGTCTTCAGCAATTTGATTGGAAGAACCGCCTCTGCTCCTGCTTCGCCACCGCCCATTGCTCTATCTCCGTTCATGCCGAAAATAGTTGGGCTGTTCAAGATACCACCGTTTGCGTACCAGTCAACCGAAAACTTCGGAACTTTTGGTGGAACAAGCGACCATTCTCCACTTGCCTTGAAGTGTGGAAGTTTAATCTTTGGAAGTTTCCACTCAAAGTTGAAAAATCCCTTGATTTTATTAATTACACCTTTAATAAAATCTGCAATGCCGCCAAATATTGCATTAACTCCATTTCTAAACCATTCACATTTATTGTATAAAAGGATAATCAAACCAATTATCACGACAATTCCCATTGGCCCAAGCACGGTCCATAGATTTGAAATCAACGGAATCAAGGTTTGTATTCCCATCGCAATATTCCCGATTCCCGAAAGAATTGGAGCTATTGCTGCCACTACCAATACACATCCGGCAATCAATCTCTGTCCTTCCGGGGAGAGCTGATTAAACTCTCCAATCAATCCGGCAATCAATTCCGTAATTTTGGTAATCAGCGGTGCAACTGTATCTGCAAGCTCAGCTGTTGCCTGTTGGAAATCTGCTGTTGCCTTATTTCCGTCTACCAAATTCTTATTGTTTTCCTGCCATTTTTTTCCTGCATCTACGAGACCTTGATTCGCCATTTCCTGCATGACCAGGTTTACTCTCTCACTTTCGCTTCCGCAAGCTGCAAGCTTTTCATTAAATGCATCCTCTGAAGTTCCCGCCCAATTGAGCATATCCGCAAAAGTCCCCGTAACAGTACTTGTTTTCACAGTCTCATTGATTGATTCTGCAAGTCCATCAATGGGAATACTATCCCCGTAAGTTGCCCATGCACCAATCGTCCCCTCAATTATCGTACTTAATTCTTCTTGTGATAAGCCCAACGCCTGAAGATTGGCCGTAGTTGTTGCAGCTGTCTGATCATCTGCAAGCACACCATATAAGGTTCTATAACTTTCCGCTGTTTGTTCTGCTGTGTACCCTGCATTTTGGCTCGACACCTCAAGCGATCCCATAATTTTACGATATTCTGCTGTTGCAGGTACTGTAGCTGCTGTTGCCGCTGCTATGCCTGCTGCCGCCGTTGATATTCCACTAAACTTGTCCCCTGTCTCTTTTGCTTTATTTCCAAAAGCCTGTACTTTTTCAGCATAACCTTCCGTTGCGGCTGCTCCGGTTTTCAGCTTTTTCTCAACATCTTCCAGTTTGCTTTTGTAACCATTGAGTTTTGTAGTAGTTTCATTTATCTCATTCTTTTTGTCCTGAATTGCTTTTTCATCTTTATTTTCAGCAGATTCAAGAATATCCAATTGTTTTTTTAATGATTCAAGTATTCTTTCATAATTCTCTGTTTGATTTGAAAGATACTTCTGTTCATCTTTATATTTTACAATCGACTTTGTATGATCGTCATATTTCGCTTTAAGAGCTTCGATTTCAATCTCATTTGCCTTAATTTTATCTGTAGACTCTGCAATTTCATCAGATAATTTCCTAATTTGTTCCTTACTTTCTGCTGCACCGCTCTCAAGTTCTTCTGTTACTTCAGCAAGGCCTTTCTGATATTTTGTTAAACTAATCTGTGCGCTTGTAAGCTGGTTCTGCTTCTTTCGGATTGCATCCTCATTTCTGTTTTCTGCAGATTCCATTTCTTCAAGCTCACGCTTCAGAATTTCCACTTTGTCAGAATAAACGTCCGTCTGTTTTGCCAGATATTCCTGACGGTCTTTTAACTTTTCAACTGCAGTAGTGCTGTCATCCCATGCCGCTTTTGCAAGTTTAAACGAATTACTATTTTCCTGAACGGCTGTATTTACCTGCTGCATCGTCTTTTGAAAGTCTGCTGCACCATCTGCCTTAAACACTAACCCAACTCTCTTCAGTTCATCCGCCATATAACGTCCTCACCTTCCTCGCTTTCTTCTCACAGAATATCTCATATTGTTCGCAAAAAAAGACGGGACATGAATGGAAGAACTCGTCCTCTGTCATTCCCATCTCTCTCGCATCAACCATATATTCAGCCCAATTTATCTCGAGCTGAATGCTTTCATCTGTGCTTTCGATTCCTCTTTTTTTTTAATTTTGTCAACTTCTTTCTGATAAGCCTCTACAACTTCAAGAAGTTCTGATGGATCCGGTGGCACAAGCTGAAGTGCTTCATCAAATGTCACTTTTCTCCCATTACTTCTTACCATTGCATAGATAAGCTTTGCTGCAAAATTCATTTTATCGCTGTCAGTTGCTTTTCCAATCTTTTCAAGTTTGTCAATTCTCCGTCCGAGCTTTGAGCCACCTATCTGATCAAGATAAAAGATTGTTCCAAAATTCATTTTTGCTTCAATGGTTGTCCCATCTGTAAGCTTTATGATTTTACCTGCATTCATGTGCCACCTGTTCCTTTCACGCTCCTACCGCTGTTGTAAGATCTGCATCCGTCAGAATCGGTTTTGCGAAGAACTTCTCTTCTGTCAGACCTGCCGGTGCCGTGGACTCTGTGACCTTGCTCACGATGTTTCCTGCTGCATCAAACGGATATGCTCTAATCTTGATCGTGTCTGTCTGCTCACTTGCTTTCTCTTCAGATGTTGCAATATCATCAGAGTTCTCAACAAGCTTGCATTTTGGAAACCACTCATAACGAGATTTTCCGTTTTTCAGTTTTACAACCTTGCCATAAGCGAAGAATGGTCTTTCGCTCTTTCCGCCGGCAAGGATAAGTCCTCCCGTTCCTTTTGTCTCTCCGCGCATTTTGGATATTGTATCGTCCGGGAATGCGATCACAGATACCTCAATGTCGATGCTGGACATCGGTGAATCTGAATCATAGATTTTTCCGGATGCATACACATCACTTGTCTCGGAGTTCTCAGTTACCTTTACGCTCTTAACGACTTCTGTCTTCTCAACATCAGCCTCGTAAGTGCCATCATACTCTTTGCCCTCTGTTGCATCAGCAAAACACATGTACTGCGCTCCGACTGTCTGTTTCATGGCCGGTTTTTTTGTATTAATAGACATTAGTCAACCTCCTAATCGAAGATGCTCTCTGTCATCTTCTTGTAGTATTTTTCTTTGTTTCTTTCAAAGAGTGGCTTCAAGTGTGCCCTTGCTGCCATCTTCCTGGTTCCATGCTCAAGCATTGGACCGTAGTATTTGCCCCATCCAACAGATACACTTTTATCTGTTCGTTCCGCTGCGAATGTGTTGACAATATGAGTATATCCAGGTTTGTTAATTTGGCTTCGAGGTTTTGGCAGTCTGAGAAGATCTTTTACAAACTCCTCAGCTCCTACCTCGACCGCATCCAGTGCCTTATCATCAGACACTTTTTCTGCATATTCTTTTATCAAGTCTTCAAATTCGCTTAGTCCTGAATCAATGAATTCTATTTCCTTGCTCATTCAATCGCTCCGTCAGTTGTGATGGAGAAATAAGAATGCCACACTTTATCTTCTGTGACAAATTCATGAGCTATGGCCGGATGGTAGCCAAGCTCATTCAGACGTTTTTTCAGTTCGATTAACTTTGGATTACGAGGTTTCTTTGCGTAAAAACTAATCTGCCATGTAATTTCATTCTCATAATCATCACCAGATGCCATTGCATCTTCCCACATGATTTCCCAGTAATCAATTCTCGGAAATACTTTTTCATTTTTGAGACTACTGACTCCCTCGTTAACAGGACAGCCTATATCGTGCAGAATCTCACTTAATTCTTTCTGTGTCATTGATTACCTCTCTTTCATATGCCGGTGTCTTCAATGTCAATTCTGACTCCCTGAAACCGTCTTTTGTGGTGGTATGTGCTACGTTGTAGACCTCATGTTGTTCTCCGTCAATGATGCAGACGCACTTACTATCCACACCTTTAAATCGTGGTATTGCGAGCTTCATGGTCACTTCCACGCTATCCGCTGAAAGCTTTGCTCTGGTGGTGTCATACACCGAAAGTTCTCGATACCACACTTTCAATCCAATGCGTTCAAGTTTTTCTTCCGGATAGTCCTCTGATTCATCGTTTACTATCCTACGAATCTCAAGGACTCCGTCTACATACTCAGGCATTGCCATTCGCACTCACCTCCGTCTCCATTTGCCACGTAAGAAACACGCTTGAATAATTATTCATGAATTCGCTAACTCTGTGGTGGTAAGCATAATATACATAATTTTTCAACAGCATCCTATATGTGAGATCTGTCGTTATACTACAGCCGGGATTCAATCTCCCGACTGTATACTCTCCTTCTTTGATGAGATTGATCAATTGATCGTCATCATAGTAAGGAGGAATCTGGAACTCTTTGAGTACTTCATCTACCAGCGTGGCTAATTCTTCATTACTCATATCTTACCCCTTACTGCTTTGGCACCGTTACCTGTGTTACTGGGAGAACATACTCCTCAAGTTTTGTTACGTCAAAAATAACTGCAACATTGTCATCCACAGCTCTACCGTTTGCATGGCATTTAGCTACGATAAGGTCTGCATCCTCAATCGCTTTTGTCTGATCATACTCGTCAACGCGAACTCCTGCTGTTCCCATTGTGTAGTATCCGGCGATTGTAAATGCAGCCTTTCCTTTTGGGCAGTTAGCATCAACAATTTTTTCGATGTCAATGAATGACTTGTTGACATATCCGCCTGTCAGAGCCTCTCCGTACATACACGGATCCACATATTCTGCTTCGTCTGACGGATTGCAGATAAGATAGAGCTTATCAACCACACGTTTTCCATCATTAGTAAGAGTTTTTCTCACCGGAGCAAGTCCCTTCGGAGAGAATTTTGTAACCGTAGTGAGAACAGTTTTTGCTTTATTTGTTCCGGCTGACTCTACGCTTCCAATCTGACGAAAGATTCCGATTGGACCTGTCTTTCCATCTCCATCGAGGTATCCTTTTACAAGTCCGTCCTGCATGGCCTCAGACAGAATAGCCATGAAATATCTGTCAACGAATTCCATAGACAGCTCTCTGATTGATTTTGGAATAACAAGGTAAGCTGTGAGCTTGTGAAGGTCAATATTCAGAGCTGTTACCTCTGCTGAAAGTTCGCCTTTGATAGCGTCCGTAAGAGGACCCCAAACCGCTGCACCTGAATGAGATGCCACAATCCATTTCTTCACATTTGCCGGTGCCATATTTACAAGTTTCAGGATTGGCGATGCTTTCTTAACATCATCCAGTGTACGATCAATAATCTCTGTCGGAATGATGTCGATCTGGTTTGCTGTGAACGCCTGCTTGATATCCTTAAAGTTCTCGTAGAATTTCTTCTCTTCCTGCGAAAGGTTTCTAAGTCCGAGTTTGCTCTTGTACTCAGCATCTCTGCTTGCTCTTTCAGCCTCTGCTACTACCTGCTGAATCAGATCAGCGTGTGCTGCTTCATTGATCATTTCGATTGACTGCATGATTGCTTCTGCTTTCTCCTCTGCCGGAGCGTTATCAAGAAGCTGCTTTACTTTGTCTTTGACTTCCTGGTTTAAATCTTCAATTCGCATTCTTTATTTCCTCCTTCAAAAAAAATACCCCAGCCGGTACTATCTTTGTGTTTCTGTTTCGGTGTCTGCAATGTTTCAAACATTGCGCTCAGTTTGTTTGTCACTTCTTCTGCAAGTGCATGTGCATCTACAACTAGCTCTACCTGTTGCACCGGTGCAATTTCTGTTTTGGTGACAGCATTTCTAATGATTCCGAAAGCTGATTGCTTAATTCCATCATCATCATTTTTCTCTGTCTTTGTTGCAAATCCATATTCTACAGCCTCATCCGCTGTGATCCATGACTCATTGTCCATAAGTTCTCTCACTTTGTCCTCTGAGATGGATACCCTGCTCATATAAGCATTGACTGATGCCTGGGTAATCTTGTCAAGATCTTCTGCTGCCTTCCTTAGCTCTTCAGCGTTTCCGCTTGTATATGTCCACGCATTGTGAATCATCAGCAATGAGGCTTCATTGATCACGCGCTCATCTCCTGCCATAAAAATGACCGATGCCGCAGAACACGCAAATCCATCACAGACTGTTGTAACCTTCATGTTGCTGTTCTTCAGCGTATTGTAGATTGCCAGTCCTTCAGCAACTTCGCCGCCATAACTGTTAATATGCACATTAATCTCTGATACTTCAAGACTCTGTAGTTCCTTCACAATTCCGCTGGCCGATGCATCACTCTCGCTCCACGGCCATGATGTGATATCCCCAAAGATATACAGATCTGCTACATTATTTTTTGACTCCAAAAAATAATACTTCTTTGCTTCCATGTTATTTTCCTTTCTTTGGTATTACTGTTTAACGGACAGCTCCGAGATAATTGGATCACCTCCTATGAATCAGGTTTCTTGTGCCGCATTGTTGCTTCCCTCCCCTCCGTAATTCTTTGTCAGAGCTCGCTCTGTACTGAATTCTGTATTGAGTAACGGATATCCGACCATCCCTCTGATTTCGTCGAGATGGAATCCAATTCCTCTGAGTTTATCAAGATTTACTGCACTGTCTACAACATCAACATGTTTAAAGCGTGCAAGCCATACCATGACTTTCTCGTTTTTACTGCAGTAATCATCCTCTCCGACAACATAAGCTGTCAAAGTATCATTTATCACTTCTGCTACCGGACTGACAGCGTATGTGATAAATTCATTTGTTGCATCTGATTTTTCTGTGATATTGCCATTAAATACAGCCTCTGGAATGTCAAAAGCATTTGCCACCTCGTTATTGATCTGCAAAGCCATCTTTGCCAGTTCTTCAGCTTTCACTGTTGTATTTATTTGCAGCTGTTCCACGGATGCATTCTCTTGTTCTGTTAAAACTTCAAGGGCATCTGACGTCAGTAGTTTTTTAATTTTTAAAACATACTGGTCTTTTGTCATTACCTTGTCTGTACCATCTGCTTGCTTTTCTCTGAATGATAATGCATTCGTTCCAAGCTTCAATTTGAATCTTGGTTGGCTGGACAGCTGCATCATTGCATTAATGGAATCCATCGTCTTATCAAATTGCCCTACTACATTCTGTAAGTACAATCGAATCCTTGCATTGTCATATCTTAGATGAATCACTTCATCAGATTGAAATGTGCTGAAAATTGTAAGATTTTCACCTCCGCAGCTTAACATCACATCTTTGTAAACTCGCTTCAGCATCACTTCATTCGTGTGTGACCATGATGTCGCTCTGTAATATTTACCATTTAGCGGAATAATCAGAGCTTCTTGTTCTGTTAGCAGCTGCTTAACCACTTCCGTCCAAAACACTGTCCCACATTCGTGGTCATTGGGCTGTACGTTTAGCCTGTATTCTTTCTTGTTTTTTTCTTTGCTCTCCGTCTGGATCAGTATGTCAGACTTCGCTATTGCCTTGGCGATCATCATAATTGCTTTCTCGATGGCAAGCTTTGAAAGATTCAGCTTTTCCATGTCAACTGCAATGATTTCTGCCAAAGACTGTATTTCTTTGTTCCTGTCTTGGAATAAAAAATCAAACATTTTCTTCTTCTCCTATTAAACATAGATTATCTGAATTTCCAGCTCATCCTTGCAGAACATAGCCACATCGAAGGCCATAAATCCATCATTTTTTCTCAATTTCGGTTCTATCTTGCCGAAATTTTTATTTCCAAACTTATCCTCGCTCACGCTTGTGTTATTCGTGTACCACCGCATGATTGCTGATGGTCCGAAGTTGATCATCCCCTGTGAGAACATAGACTGAATAAACGGAGCAATAATTCCTGTTGCTGACGTTATCTTTCTAACCAGCCGAACAATGCCATGTGGGTTCTTCTTATCCTCAATCGTGAGACCTCTTTCTTCAAACGCCGTCTTGAATAACGTGTAGCGATAAGTATCCATTGCTATTTTCTTCACATCATAGTCTTGGAACTGTTTCATGCACCAGTCGGCTATTATATTTACATCAATCACCGGACCTTGGACAACTTCAAAATCCTCAAACTCTTCTTGTCCGACATTGCGCAACGGAAATTTGATTGAATCAATGAACGGAGAGTCTGCACAGATCCATGTGTGTTGTCTCCATATCCACTCTCCATCATCTGTCTTGGTCAGAATGCCAGCCGATGCGAAGTCTCGCACATCCGCATAGTCAATGCCAATCACTGCTGCCTGTCCTCGCGTGTCCAATGTTATCCGCGGAATCTTGCGTTCCAATTCTTCCATTGTCTCACCTTCATAACATGCTCTCAGGACATTTTGCCATGTTGTGACCGTCTCCTCTTCCTTTCGTGCCGATCTGTCCATTCGTTTTGTAATAAATTCAGCACGCTTTGACGGAATCTTCTTCATTTCCAGATAATCATGCATGATCTGATTCGCAAGAATCGGCATATATTCCATCGACGGATTCGCCTTATGCCATGCCTCCGGATCATCAACTTCCTTCATGTCATCAATCTCGCAAATAAAAGGGAAGTACCCTAGCAAATTCTCTCCCGTCTCCAAGATTTCTGCACACATTGCCGAAATTTCATCCAACGGACCGTCTCTGACATAGCCATCTGTTGTGATAATAAACTCTCTCGAATGCTTGACCTTACCAAAAGAGGATTCAAATACATTGATCTGGTCATAGTTCTCGTAGGCATGGATTTCGTTCAGGACAAGACATCCTGTTCGCTTACCATCCTTGGTCTTTGCGTTCGAAGTGTTGTATTTCATCTCCGATCCTGTTGCCAGGTTCGTGATAAGTTCCTTTGTGACCGAAAACTTTCCCTTGAATTTTGGATTATCATGTAGCATGTCATAAGCTACCTTGAATGTGTCCTTAACCTGGCTCTCTGAGTTCGCCACAATTTCAACATGGTAATTTTTCACTCCGTAGAGCGGAGTCTGAAAGAAATTTACCAGCGGCACGATGAATCCATCTTTACCATTTCCACGTCCTTCCTTGATGAAGAACTTTGAAAATACTGGAATGTCATCCGCATACATAAATGCAAAGGCATAAATGAACTTTTGGAATGGAAATAGTTCGTAGTAATTTGTTTTGCAGTACTGTAGACAGTTCCTATATGTTTTTTCATCAAAAAAAACATCGTTTCGCTTCAATGTCGGCTTCACGATGTTTTCTATCAGCAATTTTCTCTTTTTATTTATCCATTTCGGATGCTCTTCGGCATATTTGAGATAATAATCAATCTCTTTACAGATAACCATCTGTAGGATTCTCCGGCTCTGGTACCGGCTCTTTCAACTTCAGATCTGCCAGGATCTTCAGCATAGTGGCCGTAGTTTTCTGCAAATTGACAACGCTTTCGTTCGCTTTTTCCACCGTCATTCCATTCCCGTTCACGGTCTCGTATCTCAACCCTTTGCTCTTAATATCTGCTATTAGTTTCTTTTTCAATGACCAGTAATATATATAATCATTCACTAGATCCATGTAGAATTCTGCACTCATTCCACGTAGTTCCAGCTGTCTAATCAGCGACATTTTTACGTCTTTTTGTGTCAATTTGCTCACCTCTTTTCGCTCAAATCATGCCTTTTTCGTAACTTTTTTTGCTAAAAAACACGGGTTTTTATGCCCGTGTTAAAAAATTTCTTCTTAAAGTAAATTTTAAAATCTGATACCCTTACCTTTTTCACGCGAGATTTTCATTTTTCTCCAGAGTCATGGCTACATCCCCGTTCTTCACTCAGGAAAAATCGCCGAGAATTTACCGGGGGGTCTATTTAAAAATTGAGGACAGCTGCGGACTCGAACCGCACATGCGACGGCTTGCACCGTCCGCTTGTCTCCTCCTAAGCTATGTCTGCCCTCAGTGTAGCTACCATCTTTCTTTGCTCGCAAGCTTCTTCTTTCTTTGGAATCTTCTTGGAGTCCTTCCATGTCGCAGATTGTGACACTTCACACATAGACTGATCAGGTTGTCATCTTCCAACCCTAACTCCGGATGCTCTTTTAGTTCAACAATATGGTGCACCTCTTCAGCTCTTCTGATCTTTCTGTCTTCTCCTTGCAGGATGCGGCCTGCTGCCACTGCATCCTTCAATCTCTTTCTGCAGTCCTGGCACTCATAGTGATCTCTCTCAAGTATCTGCATCCTCTTATGTTTCCATGCCGCTGCATTGTAAAATGCTTTTGCTTCTCTGTCTGTCATTTTCTTTCCCTCACGCACAAAAGACACCTGCTGGCATTCAGGTGTCTTTTCCAAGGAGTATTGTAGAAGTATCTGTCCGTCTTTCGACAATACCATATTAGCATGAGCAAAACTCCAGTGAACTCCACTCTTTAATTAATTTGAATCTTTTTCAGTGCTCTCCCATGTAACTCGTAGATCCAGCTCTCACTGTATTCCATGAGTTGTGCTATCTGCCACCACTCAAATCCTTTGATATACCTGTAGAACATAACATCTCTTTCGTCCTGATCATCTAACTCATTAATTCTGTATTCTATGTCCTTATAGGTCTGTACCTGCTTTACTCCCTCTTGATACAGCTTGTCCTCTCTTTCCTGAAGAGCTGCCGCGTAAGAACTTAGATCGCTTTGATTGGATCCATGTGGCATTCCATCATTATTCGATGAAGGATACATCTTCATGTTCCTGATCTCTTCAATCTCTAATTCGATCCTCTTGATTTTCTTCCCATGTTTTCTGTATGCCCTGAGATAGGTTTTCTTCCTGTCGTTCTCGTTTTTTACATTGTTCTCTTCCAGTCTCTTCTCCATTGGCATCATCTCCTATCTTGTACTTTCTCGCCAAGTATTCTGCTACATCTCCATGCCACAACTGCTGCCCCTGTGCTTCAATCAGCTTTCCTGCCTGGTATGCTGGCCGATGAAACTTCTCGCTTTCCTTCCGGTCAGGCGGATGCTCTGCCATAGCAGCATAATGTTCCTTTTGGTTCTGCTGGATCTCTGCTGGACTCCATCGTGTGTCTGTACTTTGTTTCACTGTTCATCACTCCAATCAAGAGCCTTCCCGCAAAATTTGCAGCGTGGGCATGATGCTTGTCCGTTCCATGTTTCAATTTTCTTTTGTCTCTGCTTCTCTAATGCTTTAACTGCCATTTTCTTTGCTTCGATGTTTTCTTCGCTGTTGGATGTATCCAACCCCTTAATGATTCTGATTGCATCTTCAATATTCAACTTTCTTTCTCCCTGCTATGTAATCCAAAGACACATTATATGTATCTGCATATTTGATTGCTTCTCCTAACGTCAGCCCTTTCCTTCCTGTTTCAAGATCTTGCAGTCTTTCCTCCTTCATGTCTAGCTTGACTGCTGCCTCTTTTCTTGTCAGTCCTCTGATTTTTCTTAGATACTTCAGACGGTTTCCTGTTGTTCCTACCGTTCGTAATATAACCATTGTAATCAATCCCTCCTTTCACGTCCCATGCGCAAATGTCGCAATCCTCAGGACATACCTTTGCCTTTCTTGCTCTTTCGCACATCTCCATTCTTGTTCTTATGTCTTCCTCATAGTCCTTTATAATTCCAAGTTTCCTTAGAATCTTATAAAACAGTGACTTTTTTCTCACGTCTCTTTTTTCCTTCCGTCGTTCTTTCCATTTCCGCAGCCACTCAAGCTGTGCTTGATCCTCTTTCTCTTCTCTTGTCATTCTTCTCCTTCAAACACAATTACACTTTTTCTGATTTCTTCTCTGATATTTTCATGCAACTCATTTAAATCCCATCCGTCAGCGTATGTAAATAATATATCTTCACCATCTTCCGTAAATGGTAAACCTTGCGCTACCCAAAACTTTGTACAGCTATCAAAACCAGTATCTTTGAAAATCTCGCAGTTATACAATTCTTCTAACTGCTTTTTAGAATATTTATTCTTCATCTCTCCTGCCTCGCTTAACTACCGGAATATCCGAGAATACCACCGTAACCCTCTCGTTTTCGGATGCCGCTACAATCACAATCTCTATGTCATCATATCCAAGCATAAATTCCGGAATGAGGTAAATTCCGTACTGCTCGACAGCTCCGTGATTATTTCTCATGTAGTCAGATACAAATTCTAACTTTTCATCCAACAGATTGTGTGCTTCCTCTTCATCGTACCGCTTTGTCAAGTGTGCAATCGCCTGCTTTATGTTCAAGCTTCCTGTCCACCAAAAAAACGGCTTGATTTCTTCGATATGCTCAAACTTGCTATCTGTTATAATCTCTTTCATCCGTTTCCCTCCTTCTGCTTCATCCACCTTATGCATTTTCTTGATATATTCTCGAACTGTTTGGATTGTTGAAAGCACCCCGTCATAAAATGGATCAATTCTTTCATGTTCTGCAATTGTTGCTTTTGTTTCTGCTTCTGCCTGATCCAGCCAATCAACCAAATCTCTCGCGTCTCTTTCTGTCATATCTTCTCCTTCTTTCCATTTCATCTCTTTCTTCGCAGTACATTAATCCCACGTACTGTCCATAACTCATTCCTTCCTGTCTTGCTTTTGCATTTATCTCAGCTAGTTCGCTTTTCCAAGCTGTTAGTCTCAGTCTTTTTGGCACTTGTCTGCTCCTTTCTCCTCCCTGCCGCATCCAGGGAGGAAATCTTCGTTATCATGTTGCAGTATTGTGACATACTTTTATCTCCACGCCATTCAGCGGAGGTAACTATAGATAATTTTTCTTATATCTCGCCATCCACTCTTCTCTCGTATGTGTCTGCTCATATTCCGTCTGTGCTATTCTGCAGAGCAGTTCCCGCATTTCTCGGTTATTGTGGACTGCTTGTGGTCCTTCTTTATGATGATCCCGGCACAGATTTACTTTGAGTCCATCTGCCTCAGATAGTTCACGCTGGCCGGATCCGAACATGATGTGATGTTCTTCTGTGTATTGCTTGGAAGAATCGCCATAGAGTATCGAACAGAGATAGCAGACCCCCTTTCCACTCTTTAGGATGCTCTTTTTATGTGATTTTCTTTTTTTCTTGCAGGCTAATTTCGGAAATGCCATATCTGAATAATCGATGCTCATAATATAATCACCTTATTTCTTACTGATTTCATCTCCATTTTCATCCACCTCTGTTTCTAACCATTTCTTCCAATACTCTGCTGAGTTCAACATCATGTGAGGCATCTCTTTCACGGATGCTGCCATGTACAGTGCCATCTTGTATGATTCCATTGTCTTCATGTATTCCCATCTGCTGCCGGCCGGATTCTGTTCTTCTTCGGACTTATCCACCGGTTCTGAATTGGCTCCCGCTTCTGTGTTTCTCGCATTTTCTTCCATCTGCTCTGAATTATCCACAGGTTTTTCCACAATCTCCACAGGTTCCGGCATTGCACTGGTGCAATTTTCCTCTTCGTGCTGTCCCGCTCTGATAAAATCGCTCCGTATTTCCGGTGTTCCCCCTGCTTCCGGAAGCATTTCCGGAAAATCTTTCTCAATCTCTGTCTGTCCTGGAATGTCGTTTGGAAGCTCTACCGGTTTCTCCGTCTCCTGTTTCTGCGGTTTTTTTTGTTTTGGCAGCTTCGCCTTCACTACCTTTGACTCTTTTCTCTTCTCTTTCTTCGGTTGCACTGGTGCAATCCGTTCTTTTTCCGGATACTTCTGTCTGTAGAGCTCCTCCCAATTCTGTTTTGCGTCTTCCTCTTCTGTGATCAGGACAAGATAGCTTAAAATATTCTCCCAAGCGTATTTCTCTTTCAATCCTTGTCTTACAACCTGCAGTATAACCTCGTCCTTCTCATCGTTTAGATAGAGCATAATTCTTCCGCAGCCTTGTGGTCTTACACTGTATAGCTTGTCCCCGTCCGGTGCTAACACCTCTTTGATCCGTCCTGTTCCTATGCTTGTTCTGACTGCCTCATGCAGTTTTAGATATAGTTCCGGTTCATCCATGCAGATCTGATGGATTGCCTTTTCCAGATTGTCGAGTTCTTTCTGTTCTTCTTTCTCGCCTTCCAAAATGACTTCGATATCTGTGATCTTCTCTTCGCTTTCTATCTCTTCTTTGACCGCCTGGATCTCTGACTTGCTGTATGCCGGTGTCAGCTCTTCTGCTACGCTTTCCGGAAGCGTCAGCATCAGTGCCAGCTTCGCATAGCCAAATCCTTTGTAATGCTCCTGCAGTCTCGGAGAGTAACCGCCCTCCGAGAATCTGTCATTGATTCTGATATATCTTGATACCTGTGTAGCTTCAAGCTTGTATTCCGCCCAGGCGAATTCGTTTACACTGTTGTATCCGGAATTCTTTAAGATATCCGTATCTCTTCCCTGTTTCAGCAAATATCCTGTCATAACAAAATCTTCCACTGTTCTGTTCAGAACGGTATTCATTGCCTTTTTGTATTCCTCATAATCCTGGTACTGTACTAATTCCATCAAACCGCCTCCAGTTCTTTTTCTATTTCTTCTGCTTCAAGGAAATCTTCCGCCAATCCCTGAAGGACTCTTATATTCTTTTTCTCTTCCAGCTCTGCAATATTGGCTTCTCTCTTGATCTTGCTGATCTTGGCCAACTTCTTATCTTCCTCTGTCAGACGTTTCCTGATTGCCTTCTGCCATTCTTTCAGGAATACCCGGATTTCCTCGATTCCCGGCTCTTCGTCATAATAGCTTCTGTGCTGTCTGATTGTGCCTCCCGGCTCTACTTCAATCGTGTAGAATGGGATTCCCGGTGTTTCCTGTCTTCGCAGGAAACAGATATATGTCTCTCTGCTCTCGATCCTGTCAAAATATCGTTCACTGCTGCCGGCACAATGATGCAGCGCACGTCCTTCTTTCACGATATCTACTAACGTGTTCGGTACAATGATCTTATACTCTTCATCTTCGTACTCATATCGGCTCTTGATCTCTTTCAGGATCTCTTCTGCTTCCGGAAACTTCTGCCGCATCTCCTGTGCATATGCTTCTTTTCCCTCTGCATTGTTTTCCAATTCTTTCAAGATCTGTATCTGCTGCCGGTCTACAACAACTTCATCATGCCTGCGTTTTAGTTCTCTTGGACGATAGACCATCTCGTCAGCCATATTTTTGCAACATGCTTCACACATACTGAGATAGTCTTTATATTCTTCAAGCACAGCTTTTGCCGTCATTCCTGCATATTGTTCTTTTTTCTGCCTTTCGATGTAGTTCATAATCTTCTGTGGACTCATATATTTTTCCAGTCCCCGGATGCTGCTCGGTTCTATCTCATTCTTTATCATCCACTGTACTGTCTCTTTTGAGGTCTTCTGTCCTGTCTCATCCGAATACTGCATCCAGCGTACCATTCTGTTACCTCCATGTTCGTCACGGATCCGGTTGATCTTCTGACGGTCTTGGATTCTGAACATTCCCTCAATGCTTTCCTCTCTCATGTCCAATGGTCCATAGTATTGTGTCGGATATCCCGGATAGTCTGTACAGCCGATCGTATCTCTCAGCAGATTCCAAAAGCGTCCTTTTGCCAGGTACTCTATCTTCTGTGCATATCCTTTCATCTGTCCTGTCCCTGCCACAAGTCTGTTGTAGTTCAGTTCCATTCCCGTCTTCGATAAATGCTCCAGGACTCTTGTTGCTTCGCTGTAAGTGGTTCCGTCTAATATCTGGCCAAATTCTTCCGGATACAAGTATCCTTCTCTTGCTCTTAGGTTTTTCCGGTTTCCTTTTGTCCATCCATCCCAGTAGTCCTCATAATAGATCATGTATGTCTTCTTCAATTTTCTGTTGGAGTAGACCTTGTACAGCAGGATTCTGATTTCATCTCCAAACTCGACATAATGTCTTCCATTGTCCCATCCAACCTTTGCTTCTATGATCCGAAGCACGCTTGTATCTTCATCTACCGGCTGGATGAGATAGCAGCTCTTCCATTTCTGTTCGATATGGTCTGTTCTTGTCTTTGCCTGCACTAGTTTTCCACAGGAAGGACAGAATACCATATCATTGTGCCGGATCTTCTTTTCTCCATCCTGTCGTTTGATTTCTTCCGGCCAGCTGGATTCCCCGCAGTTCGTACAGACAAATTCTTTCGTTTCCCTGTTCCGGAACATGTAATCCTCTCCTGCTGCCTGTTCAAAGAACCATTCTCTCAGATTCTTCGGACGACCTGGAACTTTTCTCATTAGGTTCATGAGTTTCATTTTCCGGTTTGTTTCACATCTTTCCCTAATCTCGCTGTTATAGCTATGTTCCAATCCGTTGATTCTCCCCCACGGGCTGTTGTTCCACGCTCTGTGTCTAATCAATTCTTTGATCCTGTTTGCGTCTTTCCCCTGCAATTTCGGATAATCGTCATATGTTCTCCATTCCCAATCTCGCCAGTCCTTGTTCAGTGCATTCAGGATACCGCCTTTTCTCCAACCATGCTGCTCTTTCCAGTACTCATGTTCCCCTGTCTCATAGTTGATACAGTACCGTACCAGCAGTTCCTTCGCCTGATAGATATTTAGGATCAGGATTTCCCCCAACTCCTGTAGCGTGGCTGTAAGTCCTTTTCCTTCCGGTTTCTTTGGTTTGATCCGTTCAATCGCTTTTCGTTTCATTTCTGCACCTCCACCCATTCTCTTTCTTCTGTCATGGAATAGATCTGATGCGCTTTCGCTTGTATTCCGTCAACATTCCTCACACCTGCTGCCACTGGCTTGCCTTTCTCGTCCTCTACGATCAGTCCGATCACGGTTCCGTATTCGCCTTTCACTTCCGGATGTTTTCCCCTTGCGATCGCTATCTTTGTCTCTCCGATCGCTTTTGACCTCTCTTTTTCTGCGTATGCACCTCTTTCTCTTTTCTCCCATTCCCTCTTTGGATGTATGATCATATATTCCATTGCCGCCATTGCAATCTCCATAAGTGTCAGTTCTCTTATTAATGTCAGCTCTGTAGATACGACCATTGAACATCCGTCCTCTTCGTCTATACTCCCGCCAGCTTCGCACAGGAAGAATTTGTTCTTCCCATCGATCGGATACCACTGCAGGCAATCCAGGATATACTCCGCCGCATGGAATCCAGTTGATCTTGTTTTGCTTTTCTCTTCTTTGTAGGTCTTCCCTTTCTCGTACTGGAATGTCCCTTTTCCGTGTTTTGCCTGAATTTTTTTATTGAACCCTTTGTATACTCTCATTTCTTCTCGCCCAGGTAATATTCCCTCACGATCTCTTTGATCTGTGCCTTTCCCGGTATGCTGATATACAACGGTGGTGTCAATCCTGCTGCCTTTGTGATCCTGTCGTCCAACCGTGCTTTGGCATTAAATGCAGTCTTCAAGATCATAGCCATACAGTCTTTCAATGACTTTCCTTTTCTTCTGACTGCAAGAGCCATCTCTTCGTCCTCTAAACATAACTGCTCGATAAAATTCGTCCAATCTCTCAATGCTCCTGTCAGACTCAGATCTTTCGCTTCCAGTTCCAGCTTTCCCATTGCCGCAAGACTCGGTGTTGTCAGTTGCTCGATTGCACCGGTGCAAAAGTCCTCTGCGTCTTCCGGATCCATTCCATTCTCCTCTGCGATTGTCTTGATTGCTTCTAAGTCTCCCTCTTCCAACTGTGCTTTGGCCGCACGGTTGATCTCCTCGTAAGAATCAAATTCTCCAAACTTCTCAAACATCTTTATACCTCTTCTCCTTGTAAGTACGCTTCAAGCGTCCTTTTATACTCACTGTTGTTTTCGTATACGATCTCTATCTCGTGTTCTTTACTCTCTTCCAGGAACAACTGCCACAGTTCCTTGTTCTGTATGTCTTTTCCATCCGACTTTCTCCACTCTGCACGTCTCCACTTTTCCGGGTTGTCTGCCTGAACCATGTCACGGATAAATGTATTCCTTGTGTAGAATATAATATGGCATGGCTCTGTGAATCTCTGCATTGCCCGGATCATGGCTAATAGTACACTGCGGTTATGTGTTGTCTCTGTTTCTTCGCCCTGTACGAACAGGTCCTTCACTTCTCCGTTTTGCTTAATAAATACTAAGGCTGCACCATATTTCCCATCCCGGACAAATGGTCCTGTGATCGTTGTCTCTATGTAGACTTTCACTGTCTTCATGTCTTCAAATCCTCCTGTTCAACCGGATCAATGTGTATCTCCGGTACTTGAACCCAGTGGCCGGATTGATTCCTTCATAGCTCTTGGCAATGTAATAGCCGTTCTTCTGTTTGATTTCTTTCGGCCATCTTGCCAGTTTTTTCTTCTTTGGTGGTTTCAGTGGCATGTTCCGCGAAGTACTGTAACTGGATTCACTGAGCCTTGGCTTGTCCCTCTTTCCGTCTTCCCTCTTTTCTCCCACCTTCTCATTTTTTGTGATGTAGGATGCAAGCTGTGAGAAATCCTCTTCGTAGTATTTGCTTTTCTCCAGTTGTTCTGCATAGATTCCACCGTGTGGCCAACATTCCTCTACCCAGCGGATCGTATCCCGGCATCCGGTGATGACCATATGAATGTGCCATGCTCCCTTGGTTCCTTTCTCAATGTTCCGGATCCAGCGCAATTCGATCTGTTCTTTCTTGTATCTTGTTCTTAGCTTGCTTATCAGATTCGTGAAATCCTTCTTTGCTTTCGCCATGTCCGGAGGTCTTGCCTCGACTCTGTACGTCAACGTCAGGAAGTAGTCTCCCTTGCCAAAGTACTCCAACAATCTATGTCTGGCTGTCTCCGCCTTATTCATGGCGTTCACTACTGCCATCTGCTCCGGTGTAGGCTTTCTCTTCTTTTCTCTTGGCAGTCCCCTTGCTCCATACCTGCCATCATGGTATTCCTTCACCTCCAGGATGTCTCCTTTCCGGAAGGTGTGTGTTACTCTCTTCGTTGCCATCGTATACCTCTATCTTTAATATCTTAATCGAGTATTAAAATGGGGCAGAACCCCCGTTTTTCTTGACTTCCTGCCCCATAGATGTTAAGATAATAATGTCTTTAATATCTGCGAGACAAAAGTCTTGCATTCAACACTTCCGTTACCTCCGGAAGTGTTATTTTTTTATCTGTTTTTCCAGCGTCCTTGCAATCGAATTCAGCGCGTAGAAGCTTGCTGATACAGCCAGTCCGATCAGGACGCGCTCCAGCGTTGACCCTGGCACTTTGACTGATATGGAATATGTAATTGCTGCTCCGGAAGCATAGAAGAGTCCAACAAGCATTCCTATCCCTGTAATAAATCTTGTTCGCCAAAGACTCATTCTAATATGATGTAATCTCCTTTGTTCTTCTTCCTGGCGTACTCGTCCGCTTCTTCCCATGTCCCAGAGCAGCAGCCCAGTTCCTGTGTTTTCGTCCATCTGATAATCCATATGTGGTCTTTCTCCCTTCTTCCTCTTTTCTGGCTCATTTCTCACCCTCTGTATGGTTTTCTTCTTTCATTCCTATTTCAGTGCATCCCTCACGCGACAGCTGATTTATGATTACGAATGCCTGAGTGTCACTGAATGCTTTTCTTGTGATTTTATTTCCTTTATGTTTTGCTGTAATGATATACAT